GTTACTTGCATTTGTCTCACTTGTTGCTGAATTGGTTGCTGAGGTTGCTGCTGCAGATGCGGAAGAACCAGCGGTAGTCGCTGACCCTGCTGCTGCAGTAGCTGAATTTGAGGCATTAATTGCCTGTTGTGTTACTTCGTTGAGCGTGGCATCTTGGGTTGAATCCCCTGAGCCGCCTGTTCCACGGAATATAGCCATTGATATACCACTATGCGTAATTAGAATGAAAAAAAAGGAGTCTCAAGTTTAGTTACAAGAGACTCCCATTAGTGGTTAGTTATGTTTAACCGTTAACTGCCATGATGAAGCCAGTCTCTGGACGTAGTACCTGAGTACCGTACAAGCGGTCTGCAGTATACAAGGTTCCTAAGAACTCTTGCTTGTACTGTGTTTGAGAGCGTACACCCTGTTGTTCTGCAAGAACCATAGTGTCTTTGTGACCAAGCAAAGCACCACGAATACGACCGCCAGCTGTAGCAGCGTTCTCAGCAGCAGTCTCAAGAGTAGGACAGTTAGTAGACACATAGATGTCAATACCGTACAACTCACCGATCTTACCGTTGACAACACCTTGGCCATTAACGAAGTCACTAGATACATAACGATCAATGCCCATAATTGAGTTGCGCATTGAAGGTGGAATCACTAGGAAGCGTCCGTCCATTGGTGCATCTGCATCATCAAGCTTCTGAACCATGTCACGTAGGAAGCTATCAGCAAATACGTCAGCAGGTACAACAGTGTTGTCTGCGAAAGTAGTAGTACCTGTGCTAGCATCGTTGTAGAAGGTAGCTGAGGTTACCCAGTTGGAACCATCACCATCACCAAACTTCTTGCCTAGTGTAAACAAATCATCGTCTACTTGCTTGCCTAGGGCATAACCAGCATCACCAGTATAGAACTGACGTAAGGAAGCTAGTGCTTGTACGTTAGTAATATCTTCGATCATACGTGAGTATTCAAAGTGCTTGTTGATTGTAACCAATACTTCTGACTCAGTAGCATTCTGGATAGTTACAGCTGTGTTCTCTGCCTTAGCAGAAGCAACGCCACGGGTAGGCTTAGGGATATGAATTGTATCACCCTTCTTACCTTGCATTGCAATTTTCTTAGTTAAAGGAGCAAGTACAAGTGATTTCTCATACGCTGCAATTACTTCGTCAGACCAAATCTCGGGGATGAAAGTTGCTGCTGAAGTGTTATCTACCATGCCGCCTGTAGCGGGATATACTGAAGTAGCCATTTTTAATTTCTCTCTATAGTAAGGTTATTTGACCCGTTTCTCAGCGTATGCTTGTTGAATATCGTCTGAGAGTGCTAAGTAGCGGTCTGGGTCGGTTTTCATAAGTTTAATAATATCAGCTCGTCTATAGATCTTTTTGGAAGTACTGGAGTCTGGGTTACCACGAGTGTAACCATTAGACCCATCACGGACAGCTTTCTGTCTTCCTTCTTTCTCTGCCTGAATTGTTTGATTGATTGCACCACTGCGGTCTTTCCATAAGGAAAAGAGCTCATTGGCTGCCTCTGTATCAAAGTGCTGATCAGCCGCTACAAACATCCGAGTCCTAATCTTAGAGGCTTGAATCCATTCAGCAAACTTAGGATCTGCAACGATCTGTGGAATGTCTGGATGTTCTTCTTTGAGAATAGCCATGGAGGTTTGCTTTTGGTAAGCTCTCGAGGACTCTTCTGCCGCCTTAACTGAAGGGTGGTTGTCTATTGCACGACTCATTGCTTTTTCAGGATCAGAATAGAAATCTATATCGTCATCTGCATCAGTGGTGGCCTGTGTAGGCTCCTGTGACTGGAGTTGTGTGTTGATGTAACTATCGACTACATTACGTAAGTCACCTACTTCAGAGCTTTGACGACCTAGGAGCTTCTCAGCCTCTTGGTGCATCCTAACTACATCTTCAAGTGATTTACCGCTGTACTTGTCTGGGACTGACTCAGGCTCTTGTGTTGGCGCAGGGTTAGCCTGTGGGGCTTCCTGTGCTACTTGTGATTCTGAAGACATGTCATCTAAGCTATCAAAACGCTCGTTGTTTAAGTCCTCTTGTTCGAGGATAACTGCTGCCATATTAAACTCCGTACCTTAGTATTATGGAGAAAGTAAAAATGAAAGCTCCTAGTAATCAGGGTTAGCTTTCTCTGCTTTTGCTCTACCGCGTTCATGATCCTTAGCCCACTTAATAGTGGCACCAGCGAAGTCGCCAGAGAATGGATCTAACATAGACCGTGGAGAGGAAAGTTGTCTGGTAGCAAGCCCACTGCACTCTTTGCAAAGCATTGAGTCAGGTGAGCCTTTAACCATGTGTTCGTTAACGTGCCCTAAGGCACACTTGTAATCGAAGTATTTATACATCAGCGTATTCGGCCTCTATAGGATCTTCAGTTCTCTGAGACTCCTCTTGGCCTATACGTGTTGTTTCTTCCAAGTTCAATAAAGTACCTATGATGTTCAGTTGGCCCTTACGAAAGTAAAGGTCTTTCTCATCTTTGGTGGATTCTACTGAGTTAAGGTTAGGGATGCTCATCTTTAGATCTTCAGTGAGTGACTTCCAACCTGCGGTGCGAAAGAGTTCATTCATGTCTCTAAAGTAGAGTTCTAGTTCTTGGTCTGTCATATAAGATATTACCTTTAGTTAAAGTATCTCTGATTTGGTATGCTATTATAACATATATTAGCTATAATGTCAAGGTTTTTCTTTACTTTTGCTTCCTGTTGTGCTAGGAGACGTTAATGTTGCCACCTGCGCCTCTAGCTCGGCCAGCCTGCTCAAAAGCCTGCTGTAACTGCTGTTGATTTGCTCCACTACTAGGTTGAGGTCGCGCTGGGATACCATTGGGTTGTGCTCCTTGTTTCATTTGGAAGTTCATTTCCATTGCTTTGTCCTTAAGCATACGGTCTGCTACTGCTAACCTACGCTCGAACTCTTTATCATCATTTTCACCGTCTTTAAGGTTAGTAGTGATGGCTTTGATGCGATCTATCTCCATTTCTAGAGGTATAGCCTTAGCTTCTGTCTCTAACTTCTTAGCTCGTGCTTGTGATTCAGCAGCTTGAGCTTCTAGAGCAGAGGTTTGTGATGCTTGGAACGCTAATTCAGCTTGTCTAGTCTCTTCTTGTGCCTTTTGAGCTTCAGGAGAAGGTTGTGCAGCCTGATCAATGAGTCCAATCAACTCTTCACGATTGGATACGTTCATGTTGTCTACGATAGACTTAAGCATGATAGGGTAATAAGGAGTATCTTTGCCCATTGTCTGCAATAACTGCACCAATTGGCTTACTTCGTACTCTCGTGCCACTATGCCTAACGTAGACGTAGCATTGAACTTGTAGTCCGACACAGGGTAGAGCTCAGGCTCGTACTGCATATAACGCCAAGCCGCCTTAGATACAAAAGGTATCAGGAAGGACTCTTGGAAGTTAATCAAGGTGCGCTTATGTCGCTTGATGATTGCACCTAGAGACATCGAAATGCCAGCAGCAGTAGCTTCTCCATTGATTTGACCACCAACACCAGAAGAATCTACGGCACCTGTACTCTGTTGTACCATAGATTGTAGTGCTGAAGCCTGAGCAAACGTAATCTGACTAACATTACCAAAGTTGAAGGGGTTAATAATCTCCCTTGGGTCTCCGTTAGTCAATAATAACTTACCAGCACGAATCTCTGGCTTTGTGCCGCGTGGGATGCGTGTAGCGTCCATAGCAAGCATAGGGTGTACTGTGAGGGCCAGAGCGTCTATACGAGCGCGTAGCTCAGCGTCTAGTGCTTTCTGTGAGTTGTAGCCTTTCTCACATACGCCACGACCATAGAATCGACTAGGGACGACATCCCAAGGGAATGCTACGATAGGACGGTCTTTCATCATGTATTGGCTAGGTTCAGCCTTAAGGATGTGACCTTCGTTAGCAATGATGACACAAGCTTCAATGTAATAGCTTTCTTTGTCTTCTTCGTCTAGCTCATAGTCTAGTTCACCTTCCAGTAGATGGCGTGGTACTAGTCCGTAGTACTTAGTCAGCCTAGTCTTGTCATCTTGGTGAACAGTTAAGTCTTTATCAGCTTCCAACTGGAAGTCTTCTGAAGCAGAACCAATGTACGTGTCACGATAGATACCTTGCTCTTGCAATTGTTCTACTAAGTGAGTACCTACAAATTCATCTACAGCACAGCCTAACGCTTCTTCAATGTTAGTGGCTGTAGGATCAATACGGAAGTTCTGAGGCAGTATAGGACGTAGACGTACAATTGTACGTTTAGTGATGTTGACACCAACAGCTTCCATAGCACCATCCATGACGGACTCAGTGGTAGGGCGCATCTCATTGATCTCTTCAAGAACTACTTCACCAATACCGTTGCCAAAGACAGCAGAGTTGATCAAGCATTCTGACACATCCCTACGTATCTTAGCTGTGTTGAAGTCCTCATGGAGCTTATTGCGGAGGAACTGAATGTCCTCGGTTTCATCGTCACCCATGTTATCTTTAATGTCGAAGTACTTACCACGCCCGAAGGTGGCCTCTTCAATCTCAGCTACGTTAGACTCTACGGCCTGCTGTAGAGCTGGTGCAATGATCTGGCTACGTTCTGCAGCACGAGTCTTGTCCGATGCACTCCAGATGCCACGCCAGAGGCGGTAGTATTCCTCATGCTTCTTAGCGTAGTTATTCTCGTAATAGTCGCCCCAGTCATTGACCTTGGTCATTACCCATGACTCAAGTGATTGCTCAATGATGATAGGGCCTGTTGATTCATTATTATCGTCTAAGTACATTTTCATTTGTTAGTATCCACTAATTGAGTCGATGGTGATAAAGTCATCGTATTCTTCAAAGTTACCAGCGTAGGTTACTTTAGCGAGTTGGTCTATATAGGCTAAGGAGTCTATTAAGTCATCATGGGTTAAGGGGTCTGGGAACTGGAATAGCTCGTCTAAGAAACGTGAGTGCCAATCCTTCTTCTTCTTGTTAAGCGTTATACGCCCATGTTCAAAGCGACCCTGTAGGGCCCACATGATTCTGTCAGTCTTCTTCTGGTTACCGTGGGTAAGCTCCTCTACTCTAAAGTAAGTGTTCTGACGTTTC